GTTCTCAGTGTGGGGGGAATGCCTAGCGGATATTGCATTGTGATGATAAGCATGATCTTCCAATGTCTCCCGTTCATAAAGAGGAGACGCATCATTTTATCGCGAGTCCATGCACCATCATAAAGACAATCATCAAGAATAACAAATGCTCGCGGATCAATTGTGCTTCGTTTAAATGTCTCCATTTCCTTTTTAATTTGCTTCAAAACAGATTTTTGTCGCTTTAGAATATTTTCAATGATTGCAGTGTTGTATTCATTGTGAATAAATAATTTTGGAACCATCTTGCCATAGAACCCGTTACCTTCTTCAGTTCCTGCTACAACGACGCCTATAGGGATATCTTGATGATAAAAAAGTAAGTCTCTTACAAGAAATGACTTACCTGTATCTCTTCGACCAATTAGCACTACAACAGGACCCTTTGATTCATTTGGTTTAAAACTAATTGTTTTCATGTCAAATTTCTTTAGTTCCAGAGTCATATTATTCTTTGTTTAGAAAATTCATTTAAATCGGAATACGCATAGTAACATTGAAATGATAAATTTTAATTTTGAATTCTTAATTCATTTAGACAAAACTTCTAAAGTAAATTAGCAAATAAGTTAAAAATTAATATTATTAATATTTTATTTAGCTAATGGATAACGACACTCTTAAAATTAATTATGAGAAGAGAAAAAACGGCGATTTGTTCAAATTGCTCCAAAAGGAAAACTTGACTTTTCTCTCAGACATTCAAAACTATGCACCCATTTACAATAGGTTTTTCTTGTTAAATGATACAAATTACAACGCTGTAAATCTTAATCATAGTTGGTTTTTAACGGATATTAAAAACTGTGCAACTGATAATAAAAATTTATATAATTGTGTCATTCAAAACTTACACACATCAAAAACAAAAAAGAAACAATTATTTTTCAAGATGGCACCATTATTGGATCCATTCAAATATTTAATTGGAAAATATAATATAAATGATCCAACATTATTTAATTTGCCAAAATTAACAACTACAACTGAAATTGGAAATGTGCATCCAAAATTGTTAGATTACAACAATTCTGCTTATGTTGATGGGTTTTTTTCATTTCTCTCAAGTTTATTAATTCATAAATATAATTTCATCAACGGCGTTGATTATTATGGGTCTTTTCTTGGAATAAAAAAACATTTTAAAATAAATGTCATTGATGACTTGGATTATCTTTGCAAATCAGAATTTTTTAATAAAAATAAAAATATTAGTTTTCAAGTAGATGATTATAGCTTTTTATATGACAATGAAGACGAAAAAAAATTAGCACCTATTAAAATAGACCATAATATTAGCAATAAATCCTCCCTATCTATCAAATCAATTGATAATAATTTATTTGGCGATATTTTTATAAATGACGGAGAGAATACAACCGAAAATGAACTATTTACATTGGATGATCTTAAAGAAAACTCAATTGAATTAGTTGATTTAATTAATTCAGACAAATTCAATACCAATGAAATAAAAGCAACTACTACAATTAAATCTAATTCAACATGCTCATCAAGAACATCTCATACATCTGATAATGACAGCGCGGCCGATTCATGCAATAATTGTGACGAATCGGGAGATGGAAAAAATAGCAAAAATGATGAAAGCAGTGAAGAAGACAGTGGCGAAGCTAGTGATTATGATGAAGATAGTGAGGAATGCGAAGAAGAACACATTGATGCAACAATACCAAATTTTCCAGTCCAAGTTATTTGCATGGAAAACTGTGAAACTACATTTGACGACCTCATTGTCAATAATGATTTAACTCAAGAGGAATGGTTTTCTGCATTAATGCAAATAATTATGATTTTAACCACATATCAAAAAGCATTTTCATTTACACACAACGATTTACACACAAATAATATCATGTATAACACAACCGACGTTAAATATATTTATTATTGTTATAAAAAAAATTATTATAAAGTCCCTACTTTTGGACGCATATTTAAAATCATTGATTTTGGAAGAGCTATATACAAATTTGACGGGAAAATATTTTGCAGCGATAGTTTTCAACCAGGCGCTGATGCAGCAACACAATATAATACAGAACCATATTTTAATGACAAGAAACCTCGGTTAGAACCAAATTATAGTTTTGATTTGTGTCGTTTAGCGTGTTCTATTTTTGATTATGTTATTGATGATTTGGATGAAATAGAGGATTTTGAAAAATGCGACCCCATTGTTAAAATAATTTATGATTGGTGCTTGGATGACAGTGGTATTAATATACTATACAAGAACAACGGTGTTGAGAGATATCCTGATTTTAAATTATATAAAATGATTGCAAGATGTGTTCATAATCACACACCGCAAGCCCAACTTGAACGAACTGAATTTAAGAACTATATTGTATCTAAGAATAAGGTCCCATCTGACCAAATAATTATTAACATTGACTCTATTCCATCACTTTCTTCTGAAAATGTGTAAAATAAAAAGTTATTTTATATTTGTTAAATAAAATGACTTCTGATGATTTTGGATTTATTATTACAAGACACGTAAATTCTGAAATAACCAATAAATATTGGAATGAATGTGTCCAATGCATTAGAATATGCTATCCTTTAAAAAAAATTATTGTTATAGATGATAATAGCAAAAAAGAATTTTTGAATGCAGACCGTGAATATGAAAACGTAGAATATGTAATTTCAGAATTCCCTGGACGAGGAGAATTACTTCCGTATTATTATTTGTATAAGAATCATTATTTTGACAATGCTATTATAATACACGATAGCGTTTTTATTCAAAAACGAATAAATTTTGAATATCTAATACAAAAACGAGTGCAAGTGCTACCATTATGGCATTTCACTTGCGAAAAAAAAGAAAATTTTCATATAACAAAAGGATTAGTGGCACAACTTTCAAATAATTTTAATATTATGAATACTTTAATTCACGATAAACAATATGAAAATTTGGGGAAACTTAATAATGAAGTATGGAATGGCTGTTTTGGCGTTCAAAGTTTTATAAATCGCAATTTTTTAATCGGATTGCGGAATAAGTATAACTTATTTAACCTTTTAAATTATGTCACAAAACGGTCGGATAGATGCTGTTTAGAGAGAATTATGGGAACAATTTTTTTTATTGAATATTTAAAATCCATAAATCAACATTCATTGTTGGGAAATATTAGAAATTATTGTCAGTGGGGATACACATATAATGAACATTGTGAAAATGTTCGCAACAAAAAAATAAATACATTACCTGCAATAAAAGTGTGGAGCGGGCGTTAATAACAAATATAATATATAATATAACATTCTGAAATTTACAAATCAACAGAGCACAATGCATCCATATGTCGCATAGTATAAATGGGCTCCTCTTGATAAAGTTCGCATGTTTCGCGGAATTTAAAGCTATCAAAATGAACTGCGTCAAAATTTTCATATTGATAACCAAATACGGAACCCTCATCTGCTTTTATGTGTTTTCCATTTTTTGTAGTGCTCAAAATTTGTAAATCTGCGGCCCTAATTCCAACGCCCTTGCATTTAACGTGAATCAATCTATCAGATTTTGGCAGATACATATAATATTCTGCGCCTGTTTTTAGAAATTTGTCGACATTACGGTCTTTATTTATTTTTATTAGACCATTGCAATTGGTTACAAACAATGTTTCCTTTTTTGAGTCTTTTGCCTCCATTGTATTTGATGATATGTTAATATATCCGTTTATTTTATAGTTCAATTTTTTTATGTAACGCCTTTTTTTTGGCGACTGTAAAAAAAATTGAAATGCTTTTTCAAATTTTTGGTCAAGTCAAAAACCCACATCAATTTTAACCATGAGTTCTCTTCCCCTTCTCCCCATGAATATTGTGAATCGGATCCTTCGGGACGCTGCGGTATTACATGGGGAGAAAAGTGTGCCCAAGTTTATTTTCAGCAAGGCCAAACAGCAATATATTTACAGAGCCAGATTTCGCAAAAGATATTTGAAAAAATTTGCAGCAGTTGGGAACTGCATGCGGTTCAAAATGCAGAACCCACCGCAATTCACATTGATTCTGCCGACAACGGTTTTTACGCCGAGCCGAGAGGTCATGAGCTTCCGCGACCGCGTTCAGACACCGGAAGAGAGAGAAGCAACCGTGTCGCGCATGAGGCCCGCAGTGATTTACAAATTTCCTCAAAAAACACACACTTATTCGTGTGGCAGTGATATGGAATACCGGTATTCTTACTGCTCGTTTGAAAATGGGCATGTATTTATTGAAAAAAATACTCTCCTTGACGATGATGACTATTATCTGTTATTCTATCGCGGATACATTTGTCTAGATGGTAGAACCTTTCCCATATTTAAAACGCCAAACTCGTTGCACAGTTACCAAGAAACACCAGACCAAAACCCGCACGGAATTGACAATTGCACCGAAATAAAGTATCTAGAAAAAGAGTTGGGACAAAAGGTGCGCATTCCCAATTATAGTCAAACAAATTACACTGTCTATGATGAAGAGAAAAAGGAGTGGTTGCGGAGTCAAGATTACTTATTTACAGAAAAAGAAGCCAGGTTTTTGGTTCCCTTTTACGAGGAGCCGGAGGAGGATTACGGGTATTATAGCGATTAAGAAATAATCTTTAGTTATTTTAGACATGAGAAAAAAAACACAAAAGGGAGGCGTTCTTATAAAAACAAATCCAGAAGCAGCTATAAATTTTTTTATTGAGAATTGCAGTCAAATTGAATGGTTAAGAGCAACGGAAACTTCTGCAAGTGGAGTAATACTTACATGCACTTTGAATGACGGGATAGAGTCTCCGTATGAAATGATTCGTTCAACTGATTTTAAATCACCCGTTAAAAAAATACTTATAAAAATTGTGGGAATTGACTCGGAGGTTCATGATGAAACTGATGATGATTACGAGAGTGAAAGATGGAGCATTCCAGCTTTCCCATCATTACTTTCTAAAAAACTAGAACAGGAAGAAACATTTAAAAAAGAAATAAATATACAAACTGATATATTTTTAAAGACTATTTCTTATTTAAATCCATTGTGTCCAGCACCAATTTACGCATCTATTAAGAAGGATAAAACTGATGCGCGTCAATTTATATCTAAGTTGAAAATTCCTGATAAATATGGGCTGTTTTCTAACGCAACCAATAGATTAATAACTGGAATTATTTCAAATATTGATGATGGTTCAATCCCATATTTAGGTATTTTGGGAATGGAAATAGCAGATGGTTATGGCACATTTTATGATTTTTATTCCATGCATTTGCATAGACCTAGGATTAGAATTTATGAAAATATGATAAGGTTAAAAAATTTAGAATTAGCATTAAAAACGGGTTATTCTCAGGGAGATTTTCACGCTGGAAATATGTTAGTAAATCCATCAGTTTCTGGGTATTATGCAGAAATTCCAGGAAATGCACTAATAATAGATTTTGGTTATGCAAATAAAATACCAGCAGAAAAGTTGCAAGAGATAAAGCAATTAGTATCTGAGAATAAATTTGCGGAAGCTTTAAAAATATTTAATACGCTTGTTCGTTCGGATAACCTATCATTAAGTGAATATCCGAATTTTTACGGATGGTTGTCTTATAATTATGATAATGTAACTAATCTG